CTGAGACAGCAGGCTCTCTTGATTCTTCTTAACAAATTCGGCGAAGAGTTAAATAGTAGTAACACAAGTAAAGAACCTAATCAAGCCATTTACGAATGTGCTCATGATTGGGTGTCACAAGGTAACACGAATTGTAATGGGATCGTGAGTTACTACTCTGCCTACTATTCCCATGAAAGACAAAAAAGCCTGCAAGAAGATTATTAAACGTGCAAAAGAAAATCCCACCTGGTACACTCCAGAAGAAATTTTGTATGTTAAAATGTACAAGAGACTATTGAAAAAGAATGAATGTAAAACTGATCAGTGTGACTCCTGACGCTGAAAAAATTATGGGTTACGTTGCTCGGGTTTCCAATCCGAACAACCAGGAAAATCCAAAGGTCTCTGGACTTCTTGGATACTGTATCAAACATGAACACTGGTCAGTCTTTGAACAGAGTTTTATGACTCTGGAGATTGAGACTACTAGAGCTATCGCGGCCCAAATTCTTCGTCATCGCTCGTTCACATTTCAAGAGTTTTCGCAACGGTATGCAGATTCATCTCTGCTTTCCGATACGATTCCTCTACCTGCTTTGCGTCGTCAAGACGAGAAGAATCGTCAAAACTCCATCGATGACCTAGATCCATTCGATGTTCAGAACCTGGAACTTCAGATGCAAACTTTGTTTGACTCTTCCATGTCTTTGTACAAACAGATGTTAGGACGTGGCGTTGCAAAGGAATGTGCTCGCATGGTACTCCCACTTGCCACGCCCACCAGAATCTACATGACTGGCTCTTGCCGTTCTTGGATTCATTATATCAATCTGCGTTCTGCACATGGAACTCAGAAAGAACACATGGATATTGCAAATGCATGTAAGGAAGTATTCACTGAGAACTTCCCGATTGTTTCTGAGGCCCTTGAATGGACTACAAAGTAATTGATAACTTTCTCCCAGAGTATATCTTTCCTGAAGTTCAAGAAACTATAGTCTGGAATCCAGAGTTTCCATGGTATATCTCTCCTGCTGTTGCTCGACAACCAGGAGAAGATGGTGATGATGGTAACTGGAACTGGTATGCATCACATACCTTTTATGATATGAATCGACCCTCTAGTCCTTTCTGGGAAATCATCGATCGATACTTCCTTGAAACTTTCTGCAAGGAAGATATGTGTCGGTCATTCATCCGCGCCAAGGCCAATTTCTATGCCAACAAAGGGGATGAACTTATAGAACATCCTCAACATATTGATTATGGTTTTGAACATACTGCCGCTGTGTTTTCTTTGAATACATGTGACGGCTTTACAAGACTTGCGGATGGTACTAAAATAGACAGTGTTGCGAATCGAATCGTATTTTTTGATGGTTCTTCTCAACACAATTCTACGACTTGCACCAATCAAAAAGGAAGATTCAATATTAATTTTAACTTCCTCTAAATATCTCTACCCCTGACATTAATATTATGCCTACATATCCCGTCGTCAATAAAGAGACTGGTGAACAGAAAAACGTTGTTATGAGTATTCATGCTTGGGATCAGTGGTTAGTGGACAATCCTGGATGGGTTAGAGATTGGTCTGACCCTTCTACTGCTCCTATGGCTACTGAAGTCGGGGACTGGAGAAATAAACTCGTTTCCAAAAAACCAGGTTGGAACGAGGTACTTGAAAAAGCTTCACGAGCACCTGGATCACGAGTAAAAAAGATCTAAGTCTATGCCATCTAGAAAGAGAAAATCTCAAGACCCAATTGGTATTGGCATGACCGCTAAACAATTGAAAAGGAAGAAACCGATCAATACGGACTTCCTCGTTGACATTGAACCACTTACAGAGAATCAAGAGAAGTTCTTCAAAGCATATTCTAAAGGACAATCTATCTTTAGTTATGGATGCGCTGGTACAGGTAAGACGTTTATCGCACTCTACAATGCATTGAAAGATGTATTGAATGAATATACTCCATACAAGAAAATCTACATCGTCAGGTCCCTTGTGGCCACCCGTGAGATTGGTTTCCTTCCTGGAGATCATGAAGATAAGTCTGCTTTGTATCAGATTCCATACAAAAACATGGTTAAATACATGTTTGAGATGCCAACTGATGCAGATTTTGATATGCTATGGGGGAATCTGAAAGGGCAAGAGACGGTATCGTTTTGGTCAACCTCTTTTATTCGCGGTACAACCTTTGATGACTGTATTCTTTTGATTGACGAAAGTCAAAACTTGAATTTTCATGAATTAGATAGTATCATTACCCGTGTGGGTGATAACTGTAAGATTATGTTCTGTGGTGATGCAGTTCAAACTGATCTTCAAAAAACTTACGAGAAGAATGGAATCCTTGACTTCATGAAGATCATTCAACAGATGGATGAGTCCTTCGCTATGATTGAATTTGGTGTCGAAGACATCGTTCGTTCTGGCCTTGTCAAAGAGTACATCATCAAGAAAACTGCATTGGGTCTTTAATGAATCGAACTTTTGTTAACCATCTGGGTGATATTGAACTAAACAAAAAAGAGACTCCAGGCTGTCGTCTCTATGAATTGCCAAATGGTGACTGGGTGCCTTCGATCACCTCAGTCACCTCTTTCTATAACCGTGAAAAATTTATCAAATGGAGACAGAAAGTTGGTGAAGAGAAGGCGAATCAAATCACTAGAAAGGCTACGAGCCGCGGCACGGACTTCCACGAAGTGGCCCAAGATTACCTTGAAGGAAAGTCCCTTGACTGGGAAAGTCATCTTCCCGCATCGAAGTTCATGTTCCACGCCTGCAAACCAATCCTTGATCGGATTGATAACATCCATGCTATTGAAAGGACTCTCTTTAGTGAGTACCTCGGCATTGCTGGTCGTGTTGATTGTATTGCGGAGTTTGACGGTGAACTTGCGGTCATTGACTTTAAAACTTCTGAGTATATTAAACCAGAAGAGTGGTTAGAAAATTACTTTGTTCAAGAAACGTTTTATGCCTGTGCATACTATGAAATGACTGGCATTCCTGTCAAAAAACTCATTACAATCATGCAATGCCCTAACGGGGAGAACCATGTGTTTGACAAACGGAACAAAGACGAGTATATTAAGCTATTAGTTAAGTATATAAAGAAATTTGTTACCACTAGAAATCTTCCAAATGCCTGATAAAAACATTGACAAGGCGCTAAAAGACAAGTTTCTTTGTCAAACTAAATTCACCAAAGATATTGAAACCCTTGTCAAGAATGACTCTGATTTCAATTACATCGACGCAATCGTACACTATTGCGAAGAGAATAAAATTGAGTTAGAATCTGTACCTAAGTTGATCTCCAAACCACTAAAGGAGAAACTCAAGGCCGAGGCCATGGAACTCAACTTTCTGAAACGTACATCCCGTGCTCGTTTGCCCCTGTGAAAGTGACCCCATTTGAAGTCTACACAACCTATCTTGGAATGAAAAATCATTTCACCAAGGACAAGTATGACTTTGTAAAATATTCTGGTAAGACCCGTGCATCTGTCGCCTCGTTCAATAAACGTCGCGACAGATATTTTTTTGAGAGAATGTCCCGTAAGAAGGACGACCATGAGATTGTAAATTATTTCATTGCAAACTTTACATCTCATGATGACCCTGGTAAAGTATGGATTGGTGAAATTATTGAAAATGGAGAAACCAACTTCAAAGATTGGCAACGTAGAAACCAGTCGTTGTCCTACATTTTCGGAAACGAAGTTGAATCAATCTTTACAAGAGATAATTTCGACAGTTACTTCCATACTCAAGGCCAACATCCGAAAATCTTGAAGTCATTTTTGAGGAAAGAGATTAGTCTGGAGACTCTTATCATCTTGGATAAGATTCTTGGTTTCAGATCACATCTTGACAAAAAACTGGACGATCCTATTTGGAGTACGGTTTCCCTCAAAATGAAAAAGTATTCGTCCTTTCTAAATATCGATGTGTTCAAATTCAAAAGAATCCTTAAGGAGAAACTACTATGAGTTTTCTTGACAGTGAATATGTTCGTGCTGGTCTCGTTGAAATCAATGAGATTCAAGAAGACATCTACAGTGACATGATGAAGTTTCCTCAGATGACAACTGAGGAGAAGTATGAACATGTTTCTAAACTTGAGGATCTTTTGGAGAAACAAAAGATTATGTACACTCGGGTCTCCCTGAGTGATGATCCAGAGGCCCTCCAGATCAAAGAGAATATCGTCACCGCAGCCAAAATGCTAGGTGTCCCAGGTGAGGTAGATCCTGGGTATCTCTTCGATACAATGTATAAGACCATCAGTGGTCTGAAAAAACACATCGAACAGAACCTTGACGATTGAGTCGAGACCTGTTACTATAAACTCGTTGGGCAGATGGGACTGGGAGACTGGTTCGGACGTAAGACCCAACACACACAAACCAAATCCTAACTAATCCGAGGTAATCCGAATGTCTTTTGCCGATCTCAAGAAACAGTCTAAACTGGGTTCTTTGACATCTAAACTGGTTAAAGAAGTTGAGAAGATGAATACTCCCTCAGGTGGTGATGATCGCCTGTGGAAGCCAGAGATGGACAAGTCTGGCAATGGTTACGCCGTTGTGCGTTTCCTCCCTGCACCCAATGGTGAAGATCTCCCATGGGTGAAACTGTACAAACACGCCTTCCAAGGTCCTGGCGGTTGGTACATCGAGAATTCCCTGACCACTCTGGGTCAGAAGGATCCCGTCTCCGAATACAACACCACACTTTGGAACAACGGGACTGATGCGGGTAAAGAAGAGGCCCGCAAACAGAAGCGTAAACTGGAATATTACTCCAACATCTACGTTGTAAAGGATCCTGCGAACCCTCAGAATGAAGGTCGTGTGATGCTCTACAAGTATGGCAAGAAGATCTTTGACAAGATCATGGCTGCAATGCAACCTGAGTTTGAAGACGAAGAACCTATCAATCCCTTCGACTTCTGGCAGGGTGCAGACTTCAAGATCAAGATCAAGAAGGTTGCAGGTTACTGGAACTATGATTCCTCCGAGTTCGCACGTCAGGTCCCTCTCCTGGATGGTGATGACGATGCACTTGAAGCTCTCTGGAAACAGGAACACTCTCTTGCAGAACTGGTTGCTGCAGACAAGTTCAAGGACTACGATACTCTGAAGAAGCGTCTTGATTATGTCCTGGGTGTCCGTGGCGTCCCCAAGATGCAAGATCAGGAGACCGTTGAAGAAGAACAGGCCTTTGAACGCGAACGTCGTGGTGAAGGTCTTGACAGTCTGAG